CGCATTAGCGACGTTTGCCGCCGCATTTTCCAAAACAGGCGTTGATACAACAATTATATTGATAGGGGACACGACCGAACGTTTTAATATCAAAACCAAGTCAAACCAACGTTCCGTCCGTCTTATCGGTAAACGTGGATTAGTTAACCGTATCATTTGCGGAACAAAAATTGATAGCGGAACATTAGTTGCGGGTACAACGAACGTTTACCAAGCCCCGTTGTCGTCCTTTTCAGCCGCCGACTATTTCCAATTGTTCCAACATGATGTATTCGACGAAAGTACGTTGATACCGGACAACGAACGCCACCCGTTACAGCGTGGGAAAACGTACCGTTGTGATAGCACAAAGATAACCCGTGTTACGTCGTTGGATGCCGTGAAAACGTCCGAGGGTTACACGTTCTTTTATGATGCAGACGCACAAATGTTGTACGTCAAAATCAAAGAGGGTACAACGTTAGCCACCAACCCGGTTTACATTCCGGGCGGTTCCGGTATTTCCGGCAATGACGGTTCCGTTGCTTTTGAAATGGTTAATATTGAATGTTGGTACGGTTCAATTTCGTTAAGGTTTTGCCACGGCGGACGGGCGATTGATTGCGCAGCAAAATACGCATTTGGCGGCGGTGCGTGGTCGTGGGAGGCGGCAGTTGGTGTGGAATTGATACGATGCGAAGCGACACGGGCGTTTAGCGGTTCGAGTACCGGGGACGGGTTCAACGCGCACAGCACAACGGCTGACCCGGCATTGGCGAAACATACCGTTGCAACGATGATTGATTGTTGGAGCCACGACAATAACGACGACGGATATAGCGACCACGAACGTTGCGAAACAACCATTATTGGCGGATTGTTTGAATACAACGTAAAAGCCGGATTAACGCCCGCTTTTGGTTGCCACGATACGATATATAACGCCTATTGCCGTAAACAGGTTAATAACGGTATCGCGTTAGTTGGAAGCGCAACAGAGGCAGAGGGCGGCAGAGGTTCGCAAATATTCGTGAGTGGTTGCATTTGCGAGAACAACACAAACAATTATTACGTTTCCGGCGATAAGTCCGGGAAGGATGAAAATTTTGGTAAGTTCGTAAATTGTATATCTTTGAACGGTTCAAAATATGGGTATTTGTGTGGAACGAACGCCCGTATTGAATTGAACAATTGCACGGATAGCGGAAGCCCAACCGCAAAAAGTGGCAACGTGATAGTAAATAACGCCGCATTGGTAGAATAATTAACCGGAGCGGACGGCGTGGCGATTGTGTGATGCAAAAACTTTTCGTTCCGGAAGTTTAAAAACGCATTGTTCAGTATTTACAACAATAACTTTGGTGGCATTATTTAGAAAATAATTTCTTGCAAGAAATATTATAATCAACTTTATTGTTTAACAAATTTCTAAATTCTTCAAAATTATGGGAGAAGTTACAGAAAAAGTCTATTGTTGCGACAGAGGCGACAATGACAACGCCCTAGCAGCAGCCATTCTGGCAGGTAATAACCGCAGAGACGATTGTGGCCCTATGGCCGCCATGATGGGTGGAGGTATGAACAACTGGATGAACAACTGGATGAACAACTGGATGAACAATCTGTTTGCTTATCTCATGTTCATGGCTCTGCTCCACAATGGAGGCTTTGGCTTTGGTGGGGATGGTGCAGGTGCTGCTACCCAGGGTATCGTTTCCTCGATTAGAAATTAACCAGAAGACTGGCAAAACAGAGATAGTAGTAGATGTTACTATAGAGGCCAATGGAAAAATGGCAACTTACGCTATTCCTGAAAGCCATTCAGTTACCTATGCCGGGCATCTTGTTCTGTCAACAGAAAAATCTGGATTGACGAGCGAAGTTGAAGCTCAAAAGGCAAATGCTGAACAGGTTTTGGCTTCTGCTTCTAAAGCTCAAAACATCATTGACAAAGCTCCTTCATTACTCGCAGAACTTAATCCTATGTATAAGGAAAAGCAAGAAACAGAGCAGCGCTTTGGCAAGATTGAAGGTTCTATCGGTGAAATGAAAGAACTCATGAAAAAGCAGCAGGAAATGATGGAGAATTTCATCAAAAAATTTGAAATCTAAAAGTTATGGGACACAGATTAAAATGTATCATAGTAAAGCATCATACGTGCGACCATGATAAGGAGCACGAAGATGAAGAGGATGTAGTAGTAGAAAGCAGAATAGCTACTCCTCATGGTGAGCATAAGGTCAAATTCGATTTACCTTACGAGCAAACAGCGAATGTTCTTATGTCTGCTAAAGGATATTCTGAGTATGTCAAAAAGCACGGCTATCACTTTACAGATGCTCTTGCAGAGCACGTAAGTAAAATGATGGTAAATGCTAATGGTCAACAGCATTCTTGGACTGCAAGCCAAGTCAAAAAGTCTATGGAAAGCTTAGGATTGAGCATTCCTGGCAAAGTGACAACAGGTGATGTTACCTATGCGGCTAACATGGCTTATGCAGATTTCTATCCAGACCCTCTGAAAGATGAGGCTGCATGCTTAAGGTATGCTCATAAAGTAGCCAATGACCCAGATGGGTATGATGGCATGATTTTCTGCAGATGGACTGCTGACGCAATCGGAAAAGCAATCAAGTTGGACTGGGAAAAATTCGTATAATATGTTAGAACTAATTGAAGCCAAGAACTTTGACGGACTGATGTTTTTCATAGCTATTAGAGTTGGTATTATTCTGGTCTGCTGGCTTTTCATGGTACTAAGCAGTATCGTAGACTTCTGGAGTGGAACAACGACAGCAAAAGCACTCGGCCAAGCATTGATGTCGCACGGATTTCGTAGAACGATTACAAAAATCGGCGATTATGTAAGGCTGATGCTTTTTGCCCTTATGTTTGATATACTTGGAAGCTTGTTATCATTCTATATAATTCCATTTGCCACAATTCTATGTACTGTCGCAGTTATATATATTGAAGGTAAATCTGTAGTTGAAAATAGCAAACGTAAAAAGGCTCATGCCGCAGAAGTACCTGATATAGTTAAGCAGATTGTGCAAGCTACTACTGCCGAACAAGGTCATGAGATATTAGACAAAATAAGTCAATTGTTAGCATTTAATGAGAAAAATAAATAAAATCATAGTCCATTGCTCTGCTACTCCTGAAGGACGAGATGTTAAAACTGAGACCATACGAGATTGGCATGTGAATGGTAATCATTGGAAAGATATTGGTTATCATTATGTGGTTGAGCTCGATGGCTCTATTCATAAAGGCAGAGATGAAAGTGTAGTTGGAGCCCACTGCTCAGGTCAAAATGCAAACTCTATAGGAGTATGCTATGTAGGAGGCGTTGCTAAAGACGGTAAAACTCCTAAAGATACGCGCACTGAGGCTCAAAAGCAATCTTTACTCGAATTGCTGAAAAGCTTAAAGGTAAAATACCCAAATGCTACTATTCATGGACACAGAGAATTTGCAGCTAAGGCATGCCCCAGCTTTGATGCTAAGTACGAGTATAAATACCTCTGAAGCACATAAAAACCATTCTCGCAATAATTTCTTATACGCGAGAATGGTTTTTATATTAAAGATAAGGTAATTATAAACAAGAAATTAAAACTATGCGAGAATACGCGAGAATAAATTGAGCATGAAAAAAATAATCATAAAAATAGGAATAATTGCTGTTGCTATTCTACTTATAGTAATAGCAGGAATTAGGATTAAAAACCTAAAAGAAGAAAACAGTAGGCTTAAAAGCAATCAGGAAGTATTGCTTTCAGAAAAAGAGTCTATAATGGCACAAAGCCAACTCTATAAAGTATCTGATAGCCTTAATGCTGCTAAAGTAACAGAGCTTCAGCTTTCACTTTCTGAATACAAGAAATACAGAAAGCAGGATTTGGAACTAATTGAGCAGCTTAAAGTAAGCAAATCAGACTTACAGAGAGTTATATCGTCTCAGACAGAAACAATAAACTTACTTTCCGCAAAGCTGAGTGACTCCATAAGAATTGATATTACGACGAATACAGTTGATACACTTAAATGCTTTAATTACAAATCAAAATGGGCTGATGTGGCAGGATGTGTTGACCTAAAAAGAGATACTGTAGAGTTGCAAATATCTAACAGGGAGTCACTTAAAATAGTAGAAACAGTGAAGTATAAGCGCTTTTTGGGATTTTTATGGAAAACCAATAAAGTAAAAAGTAGGCAAGTAGACGTCGTAAGCCAAAATCCAGCCACCTCTATAGTTAATGTGGATTATATAAGCATAAGCGGTAAACAATAGAAACAATATAAACAAGTCATTGTTTATGCCTAAAGTGCTCAAAATCAATTACTTATATATGCTGTAAACAAAGAAACAATAATTTCATTAAATCTCTTCGTATTAAAAGCTGATATTTCTTATTAACATTAATGTTAATCGGAAATTAAGAAATTAAGTTTGAAATATATAGGGGCATTGTTTTCATTGTTTCTTTGTTTACAGCAATTTCAAAGCCGCATTAAAATTGCCGTTTAATTATTTTTAACAAATAAATTCTCAAAAAATAATGGAAAAATTTTTTCTTTCGAGAATAGTTTGTATATTTGCATATCGAAAATAAGATAATAAAATTCACCAAAATATGGAACAACAATTTAATATAGGTAATGTAATTGAGCACTACAAGCTAGATACGGAAGATTTAGCGAAAGTGTTATTTCCTACTGTTAAATATCCGAAACAGGCATTTGGCCGCGTGTTAAAAGGCGAAGCCAATTTGGATGTTATACAGTTAGAGCAATTGGCTAATCATATTGGCGTGTTAGTAACTGATTTGTTTTCAGCAAATACTTGGAAAGGTTCATCTGAAGATGGATGCCTAACAATGCTGAAAGGCGAATATAAAGTAAAGCTGAATTATAAAGGCGTGTACGTATCTATATATAAGAATAATGAGCTTATCCACCAAAAGCTCTCAAACGTACCAGATATGACAGTAAACGAGTTTATTAACTATATAGATAACTTCATTAAAAATTACGAAAATGGAAACCATTAAAATTTCTGTTGAGGTTAGCGTAAACCTGTCTGAAAATACGCAGAAGTTTTTAACTTCATTGTTTAGTAATGCTATTGCTCCTTCAGCACCTGCTGCTCCGGCTGCTTCTTCTGCCTCTAAGAGCATTGAGGATGTTCGCGGAATGCTTGCAAAAAAGGTCAATGAGCATCGCGACGTAATCAAGCAGAAACTCAATGAGCTTGGAGCTCCGAGCGTAACAAAGCTTGACCCAGCTAAGTATGATGAAATGTATAACTTCTTAGAGTCACTGTAATTATGTCGAGTACAAAGAAGTTGCAAAAAGCAGCTTATAAGTTTCGCAGAGAAAATCCAGAGCTTTATGCTCAGTGTGCTATTCAATGTCATTATTTGGCAAAATCGATAAAAGAATATGGCTCAAGCGACAAGTAGTACTAAACCACAGAAACATAGTCAGAGGAGTCATGCACTCCTCTCGGCTTCTGGAGCAGGAAGATGGCTGAATTGTACTCCGTCTGCTAAGCTTGAAGATGAATACGGAGAAAAGAAGTCTTCAGTATATGCAGAAGAAGGTACATTAGCTCATGAGCTCTCAGAGCTTTACCTGAGAAAAGATACACTTAACAGCATTAGTGAGCAAGACTTTGACCAAAGGCTCGAAGAGATAATGGCAAATGACTTGTTCAGTGAGGAAATGCTTGAAGTTGTACCTATCTATACGGATTATTGCTCAGAACAATTAGCTGAAGCAAAAACTGAAAATCCGTTAGCTGTCATGGAAATTGAGCAGAAACTCGATTTGACAGAATATGTGCCTGAAAGCTTTGGAACAGCTGACTGTGTTGTTATCAATGACAACCTTATGGAAGTTATTGACTTAAAATATGGAAAAGGTGTTCCAGTATATGCTGAATGGAATAAGCAACTTATGCTTTATGGACTTGGAGCTTTGCAGAAATATGATACAATGTACGATATAACGGAAGTGCGATTGACTATTATACAGCCTCGCATTAACAACATATCAAGTTGGCAAATATCTGTTGAAGAACTCCGCAGATGGGCAGAAGAGGAGCTTAGACCAAGAGCTGAACTTGCTTTTGAAGGTAAAGGAGAACTCAATGCTGGAGATTGGTGTAGATTTTGTGCTGTGCGTAATCAATGTCGTAAGCTTTATGAGCAACAGCTCGAAATTGCACAACATGAATTTGCAGACCCAGGGTTGTTAACCGATGATGAGATTGCTGATATAGTTAAGCGTGTGCCTAAGCTTATAGAATGGGCTAATTCAATAACAGAATATGCACAAACTAAAGCGGTTAACGAGAATAAGCAATGGCCGGGGCTTAAATTAGTTGAAGGAATTAGTCGACGCAAATGGGCTGACGAAGACCAAGCTTCTAATGCAATTTTTGCACGTTGCCCTGAACTTTCAGAAGATGAGATTTTCGATATGAAACTTAAGCCAATTACTTCTATTGAGAAGTTAGTAGGCAAAAAGCGTTTTGAGGAAATACTCTCAGATGTGGTTATCAAGCCACAAGGCAAACCTACTCTTGTACCGCTTGAAGACAAGAGACCAGCAATGGGATATGCTCAAGCACAACTAGATTTCAAAGAATAATAACAACTTAAATTAAAAGACAATGAGTAATCAAGTAAATTCAACCAAGGTTGTAACTGGCAAAGTAAGATTTTGCTATGTAAACGTGTTCGAGCCCACAGCTATGAATGAGGGCGATATTCCTAAGTATAATATCTGCATTCTTATTCCTAAGAGCGATACGGCTACTATTGACAAAATCAAGAAAGCCATAGAAGCTGCAAAGGAAGCAGGTAAGGCAAAGCTCGCAGATAAGAATGGCCGTATTCCAGCAAACCTCAAATTGCCTTTACGCGATGGCGATGAAGAACGTCCGGATGACCCAGCATTTGAGGACCACTATTTCATCAATGCAAACTCGATGCGTCAGCCGAGCATTGTGGACCGCTCACTCAATCCAATCATGAGCAGAGACGAGTTCTATTCAGGTTGTTATGGCCGCGCTTCAATCAACTTCTATGCTTTCAATGTTTCATCCAAAGGTATTGCTGCTGGATTGAACAATATCCAGAAGCTCGAAGATGGAGAGATGTTGGCTGGTGGCTCAACAGTTGAAGAAGATTTCGGTGGAGATAATGCTGTTCAGGACGACGATATGATGTAATTTCCTTTCTGCATCAATGAGTATAGTAGTTTAATGGTAAAACTTACTTCGGAAACCGTCTGTGGAAACCAAGTAAATGTGGGTTCGAGTCCCGCCTATACTCCTATTGGGATAGTAGCTTAATGGAAGAGCAGCGTGGTACCACTTAAAAACAACGAGGGCAAGATGCAGGCTCGAGTCCTGCCTATTCCACAATTCTATAATATCAAGTAAAGAAATAATGGCAAAAAATTTTTTTATAGACGTCGAAACATATTCATCTGTAGATATTAAAGAGTCTGGAGCTTATAAGTATATTGAGTCACCAGACTTTGAAATTCTTATAATAGGATATGCTTTAGATGATGGCATGGTAAAGATAGTAGATTTGGCTCAAGGTGAAGAAATGCCTGAAGAGTTTGAAGAAGCTTTGCTTGACCCGGATTGTGTAAAAGTGGCACATAATGCAGTATTTGAGCGCTTGAGCTTTAAGCGTATAGGATATAATGTTCCAGCAGAACAGTGGTATTGTACCTCTGTAAAAGCTGCGTATTGTGGTTTACCACTTTCTTTGGACGGAGTATCAAAGGCCCTTAATCTTACAGATAAAAAGCTAGATACTGGTAAAGCACTTATTAAATACTTCTCATGCCCATGCAAAGCAACTCGAGTTAATGGCATGCGTACTCGGAATTATCCTGAGCATGCTCCTGAAAAGTGGGAAATGTATAAGGAATATAACAAATATGACGTACTTGCAGAGCGTGAGATATTTAAGAGATTAGAGGCATATATCATTCCTGATATTGAGCGCAAGATGTATGTGCTTGACCAGAATATAAACGATAGAGGTATTTTGGTTGATATGGAATTAGCAGAGTCTGCTATCGCAGTAGATAACACATATACTTCTATCTTAACGCAACATGCTCAACAGCTAACAGGGCTTGAAAATCCAAACTCGCCTGCTCAAATTAGGCAATGGATTGAAAAGACAACAGGATGTGTTGTTATGTCACTTTCAAAGGAAACAATGCCTGATTTAATGAAAGAGTTTGCAGATTATCCAGATGTTATTGAGTTGCTTAATATACGCAAAAAGCTCTCAAAAACGTCTATTAAGAAGTATTATGCTATGCTTAATTGTGCCATGAAAGACCATAGAGTCCGTGGTACATTTCAATTCTATGGTGCAAATAGAACTGGACGATGGGCAGGTAGGTTATTGCAATTGCAGAACTTATCAAAAAATCATATATCACATATAGAAGTACCACGTGAAATGATTAGAGCGCGTGATTGGGAGTCAGTTGAGATGATGTATGATGATGTTGCAGATATTTTGTCTCAGTTAGTAAGAACAGCTCTTATAGCATCGCCTGGTAAAGTATTTAGTGTTGCAGACTTCTCAGCCATTGAGGCACGCGTTATATCTTGGCTTGCAAATGAAAAATGGCGAATGGACGTATTCCGCGGAGACGGTAAAATCTATGAAGCTACAGGAGCAAAGATGTTTAATGTGCCAATATCTGCTATTACAAAAGGCTCAGTACTTCGCGACAAATCAAAGATTTCAGAGCTTGCACTCGGTTATGAGGGCTCATTAGGAGCACTTAAGCGAATGGGTGGTGAACATATGGGCTTATCAGATACTGAAATGATGAGCCTGGTGCGTAAATGGCGCTCGGCAAACCCTGCAATTGTAGATATGTGGAAAGAAATAGATGAAGCATCGAAAGAGGCTGTCAGATACCAAAGGCCAGTATCATGCACATGTAGAAATATAATTTTCAACTGTAATGGTGAGTTTATGACAATACAATTGCCATCTGGCAGAAAGCTATTCTACTATGGACCTAAATTCAAAGATAAGAAGATAGGCCGTTCTACGATGCCAACACGAGTATTATGTTACCAAGGAGTTGTGCAAGAAACTAAGCAATGGGGTGAAATTGATACATATGGAGGTAAATTAACAGAGAACATTGTACAGGCTATTTCAAGAGATTTACTTGGCAATTCTATGTTAAATCTTGAGGCTAATGGCTATCATCCTGTGTGCCATATACACGATGAGGTTTTGTGTGAAGTCCCAGAAGAGAATGCTCAAGCATACTATGAAGAAATGGCAAGCATTATGGGCACTCCTCCTGAATGGGCATCAGACCTTCCACTAAGAGCAGATGGATATACAACACCATTCTACTTAAAAGATTAAAAATACGATTTGGTTGTGTTTATATATTGTTTACGCATATTATGCAAGTAGATAAATTGAAATATGATGAAAATTTGAGCATAGCAGTTGGACTAAACGTTTCAAGTAAAGTATGGAAAAATACCAAAACTACTTGGAGCAATTTAGTTCAAAAGCTAGCTACTCCTGTAGTAACCGCTGAAATATATAAGCGGTTTATGAGTGCCACAAAAGAAGAGCAAAGCAAGATAAAAGATGTAGGCGGATTTGTAGGCGGATTTCTTACAAATGGTAGGCGTGATAAAATAAATGTACTTTACCGCCAGTTAATTACATTGGATATTGACTTTTCTCATGAGAACTTTTGGTGGGACTTTACAATGCTATTTGATTGTGCTGCGATTATTCATTCAACCCATAAGTCATGTCCTGAAAAGCCACGACACAGATTGATAATTCCACTTGATAGAGAAGTATCGCAAGAAGAATATCAAGCTATTGCTCGAAAAGTCGCTGGAGACCTAAACATTGATTTGTTTGACCAGTCAACTTTTGATGTAAATAGACTTATGTTCTGGCCGTCTGTATCATCAGATATGGAGTACTACTTTGAATTTCAAGACGGACCTTTCCTTGAAGCCGATTATATTCTTGGGCTATATAATGATTGGCATGATACGAGTGAATGGCCAACTGCTACAGATAGCACAGATGTAATAATGCAAGCTATCAAAAAGCAAGAGGACCCAGAAGATAAAAAAGGCATAGTTGGTGTTTTCTGCCGTACTTATACTATACAAGAAGCTATTGAGACTTTTCTTTCAGATGTATATACACCAGCTGGAGAAGGACGATATACATATGTAAATGGCTCTACAGCTGCGGGCTTAATAGTTTATGATGATAAATTTGCATATTCTCATCATGGAACAGACCCTGCTGGAGGTAGACTATGTAATGCATTTGACTTAGTTCGCATACATAAATTTGGCCATTTAGATACAGGCAAAGAAAAAGAAGACAAAGATAAAAAGAGCTTTAAGGCAATGGAAGAATTTGCCTCTAAGGACTCTACAACAAAAAAGCATATTGCTGAAGAAAAGTTTGCTGAAGCTAAATTCGAGTTTGCAGAAGAAGCAAAAGCAGAAGTTCCTGAAGAATATGATACTTCATGGACAGAAGAGCTTGACGCTAATACAAAAGGCGAATATGATAATTCTGCCAATAACTTGAATATAATAATTCAGCATGACCAATTCTTAAAAGATGTATTTAAGCTAAACATTTTTGATAATAAAAGATATGTTACACGCTCGTTACCATGGCGTAAAGTCGATACTGTGGAGCCTCTTCGTGATGTTGATTATTCTGGTGTTCGTAATTACATTGAGTGTGTTTACGGCATTGTGTCAAGTCAAAAAGTGGACGACGCGCTTGCGCTTGAATTTGAAAAGAAAAAGTTCCATCCGATAAGAGAGTATATATGTGCTCAAAAGTGGGATGGCATACCGAGAGTTAATACATTATTGATTGATTATTTTGGAGCAGAAGATAACGCTTATACTAGAGCCGCCATTAGGAAGACGTTGGTGGCGGCTGTTGCGAGGGTATTCGAGCCAGGTATTAAGTTCGACACAGCGCTTATACTTGTCGGAGAACAAGGAACATATAAAAGTACTTTCGTTAAAAAGCTCGGCATGGAATGGTTCTCGGATACATTCACGACTGTGCAGGGCAAGGAGTCATTTGAGCAGATACAAGGGGCGTGGCTGATTGAAATGGCAGAGCTTTCAGGCCTTAAGAAAGCAGAAGTAGAGTCAATCAAGCACTACATATCAAAAAGAGAAGATATGTTCAGGCCGGCGTATGGTAGAACAGTAGAAACATATAAAAGGCAATGCGTATTTTTTGGTACTACTAACAACAAAGATTTCTTACGAGACCCGACAGGAAATAGGCGATTTATGCCTATAGACGTAAGGCCAGAATATGCTACAAAGTCTGTAAATGATGACCTTATACAAGATGAAGTAAATCAAATATGGGCTGAAGCATATCAGTTATATTTAGCAAAAGAGCCTTTATACCTCGTTGGTGATGAAGATATAATTGCTAAGATTGAGCAACATAAACACTCAGAGGCAGATGAACGAAAAGGTATTATTGAAGAATATCTTAATACTAAATTTCCAGATGATTGGGACGAAATGGACCTGTATGACAGAAGACGTTGGCTTGAAGACCCATTGTCTAAAAATGGTACAGTACAAAAAGACTTTGTCTGCATTGCTGAAGTATGGTGTGAGTGCCTTGGCAAAGATAAGACAGAAATGTCAAGATATAATACCAGAGAGGTTAATGAAATTCTTAGGTCATTGCCTGAATGGGAAGCTATAACATCCACTAAGAACTTTCCTTTATATGGTAAACAGAAATACTATAAACGTAAAGATAGCTTATTATGATAGCAAATTTTTATAAAACGCAATACGGAAATTACCGTAATTCTGTGCTTCTTGTAACAAGAAATATAGAACATATTCCATCTGTCAAAACGGTCGTTATATACAATGACCAAAAGTTTTTGGTTGACAAGCTGGAATTTAATTTGGGTAAGTGTGAGTATAACATTTATATGGCCAGGTTATGAAATACGTAATACTAAAAGCTGTATGCAAATTCTCTGATGGTTCTTTAAGAACAATAAAATATGATGAAAACCATGTAATAGAAGAGAATACTTGCAATGATATAGCTCAATTCAAGAAAAATCTTAAAGATAAGCTTAACCAGTCATTGCAAATACTCGGAGTAACTGTAAGTTCAATAAATTTAACTTATGAAGAAAGAGACGGTAGACAGTGAAAAAGTTGTAGAGCGCAAATTGGTTGAGCTTGTTAAAATAAACGGTGGTATGTGTATAAAGCTGCTATGCGACCAACTTATAGGCTTACCAGATAGAATGTGCTTATTTCCGGGCCATAAAATAGTTTTTGTGGAATTAAAAACAACTGGACAAAAGCCTAAGCGCATACAGGCATATATGCACAATAAGCTTAGAGCTTTGGGCTTTAGAGTTGAAGTAATAGATACAGTAGAAAGCATAATAAACTTTGTAGATGATATTGTATTAAGCAAATGAAAGAAACAGATTTACATAAATACCAATTAGCCTGTGCGGAGCATATAATTACTCACCCATTTTGTGGAGTATTTCTTGATATGGGATTGGGTAAGACAGTATCAACACTGACAGCTATAAACTATTTGATGTTTGACTATCTTGAGATTAACTCGGTGTTAGTCATAGCACCAAAACGAGTTGCTGAATCTGTTTGGCAAGAAGAAGCAGAGAAATGGGACCACTTAAAGCATTTGCGCTTTTCTAAGATTATAGGTACTGCTAAACAGCGAATAGAAGCTGTTATGGAAACAAAAGCTGATATTTATGTCATATCAAGAGATAATGTTGCATGGCTTTGTGCTTTATATGGTGGAGGCAAATTACCTTTTGATATGGTAGTAGTTGATGAGCTTAGCAGTTTTAAGTCTTATAAATCAGAGCGTTTTAAGGCATTACGCGGCGCAAGACCTTATCTTAAAAGGTTAGTAGGACTAACTGGTACACCTGCTCCAAATGGACTTATTGATTTGTGGCCTCAAATATATCTTATGGATAGAGGCGAGCGCCTTGAAAAGACAATATCCAAATATAGAGAAAGGTATTTTCGGCCAGGTCAAATGAATGGTCATGTCGTATATTCATACGATTTGATGAGTGACTCAGAATATCTAATACATAAGAAAATAGAGGATATTTGCATAAGCATGAAAGCCGATGATTATCTTGAAATGCCGCTTAGGACAGATAACTATATAAAGCTTAGAATGCCTGAAGCTCTAAAGAAGCAATACAATGATTTTGAAAAGAATAAAGTGCTTGACTTAATAAGTGCTACTGAAACGATTGAGCAAGAAGACGAAAATGGCAATTCAGCATTTGTTGAAAAGCCTGTGGAAGTAAACGTAGTGAATGCCGCTGCCCTTTCAAATAAATTACTTCAATTTGCTAATGGAGCTATATATGATGAAGAAAGAAATGTGTTTCCAATTCATGATATTAAGCTTGAAGCTCTTAAGGAGATAATTGAAGATGCAAATGGCCAATCTGTGCTTGTAGCATGGACCTATCAATTCGATAGGGATAGAATTGCTGAGTATCTTAAAAAATATAAGCCAAGAGAGCTTAAAAACAATAAAGATATTGAAGACTGGAATGCAGGCAAAATACAAGTTATGTTGGCGCATCCAGCATCAGCAGGTCATGGACTTAATCTTCAGGCAGGAGGCAGTATAATAGTTTGGTTTGGGCAAACATGGAGTCTTGAATTATATCAGCAGTTTAATGCTCGATTATATCGACAAGGACAGCAAAATCATGTTGTTATAAATCATTTGATATTGCAAGGCACTCATGATGAAGATGTAATCAGAGCACTTAAAGCAAAAGATAAAAAGCAAAATGCCTTAATGGATAGCATAAAAGCAAAAATTGACAAATATAAAAAATTTATGTAATATGGGACGTAATGGAAAACAAGCTCCGGTATTTCCGGAAATGGTAAAATTTGTTAACGATAATGTTGGCAAAGTAGTAAGTTCAAAAGAAATTCTGCTTGGTAAAGAACCAGGTAGAAACTCAGAAACTTCATATCTTTATAAGTTTGTAAAACTTGGGTATGTAGAGCTTGTAGGCGATAATAGCTTTGTGAAAGACAAAACAGCAAGTTTTAAGGTGATAAAAGAATTTCCTAAACATTACAATTCTGTTATGCTTATGGATGAACTGAGAGTAGCAAACGGATTTATAACTGATAATCACGTGCGAAAAGTATATTAAAATATCAAGGTTAAAGGTTGGAGATATATTCTGTTATCGCAATGTAATATATGAGGTAGTTATGAAAAATACATGGTCAACTACATGTAAATATATAAATGATGATATAACTCCTATTCCTAAATATCTTTATTGTGATTTTAGTAATTATACAAAAGTAGAAATATGAAAGCAACAGATGTACAAATAGGTGGTAGCCATTATAAAGATATGACTATGCAACCAATAGAGCTTATAACTGCTTTAAGATGCTCTTTTATACAAGGATGCATTATAAAATATATTAGCAGGTATAGAATTAAAAATGGAGCGCAGGATATAAAGAAATGTATTCATTATGCTCAGTTAGCTATTCAGTTAGGAGATAAAAGAAGATGCAATGATAAAACTCTCTCTCTTAACATAAATATGTTTGTTATTAGAAATAAGCTAACAATATTTCAGCGGAGAATTATTACTCAAGCTGTGTATAATAACTATGAGCGAGTTATTCAATTTTGCAAAGAATTACTGCAAATAGAATATCCAGAAGAGCAATAAAATCTGGCCAAGTTAAGAAGTGTTAAGTGAGTGCATTTTATAATGAAAAAATTTTTTATTCTCGGAGAAAACTAGTATATTTGCATATCTAAATAAAGATAATAAGATGGACAAGAAAAGAACCTTTCAGCAAATAGCTAAAGATATAAAGTCAACATGGCTTAATGTATATTTTGGCGCAGTGCCTTATTTAGAGGCAATGTTAACACTTAATACTTCAGACCCGAATGCTATGTATTTTTATGATACTGCAGGAGATATTGTTAGATATTTCTTGGCAAATGCACAAACATTTAGGGGTGTCGATGCAGAAAGATTAAAAGCAGAACTAAAATCAATGCTGTAATGGACGAGATACTTAAACTGTTAAAAGAGAATAACGAAATGCTTAAGGAAATACTGGTTTTCCTTAGGTATTTCCAAAAAAAATGACGATATGAGGCAGTTTAGTATAAACGTTGCAGCAGACCTTTTGTAGAAATGCTTGAGAATAATCCAGAGTTAAAAGATAAAATAATAAACAGTTTTAAATCATGGGTAATATATTAGAACAAGCAAACAAGATTGTAAATGAACGCTCAGAGGAAAAAGAGCGTCAATACGGGCCGTTTCATGCATCAATGGAAAGAGCAGCAGCTCTCTATAATTTGATGTCGCCTGAAGACCAGCAAATAACAACCGCTGGTATGTATAGAGCTATGATAGCTCTTAAGTTATCGCGTGAGACTTATGCACATAAAGAGGATAATCTTCTTGATGCAGTTGCCTACATGGGTTCTATGAATGACTACTTAGAAGAACATAAAGAAATTTTTAATGACAAATAATCATGAAGCAGTTTATTAAAAATTTTTTAATAGGTTTATGCCTTGCACCTATAGCAATAGTGATAGCATGTGTAATGATTTCGCCTATATTTATTATGGTGTATGTGCGTAGTGAATATATACAAGGGCTACTACTGTTAGTATATATGGCTTTATTATTTGCCGCCATTGTGTCGACTATTAACAAACTATCAAAAAAAAATAATAAAGAACTTAGAGATAAAATTAAAAATAATTATGGCAAAAGTTTATAACACAACAGACCTCAGACCTGACCAGGCCTTTGAGCGTCATGTATTTCACAGAGACCAATTTGCACATTATCTGCGGTGGACTCATATCTTGAAAGAAGCTAAGATTGGCGAGTCCATTGTTGATTTTGGCTGTGGAGCTGCTAACTTGCTTGAGGTATTATACAGAAACAAGTTTAAGCAGAAAGAATATATCGGTATCGATATTCGCGAAAAAACAATTCAAGAAGCAGCTGAGAAGTATGCCAATGTACCTTGGGCTCATTTCTATGTTGCTGACCTTGTTAAAAACTACATGGATTTCAGCAAGTTTAATGCTGACAAAGTCTGCGCTTTTGAAGTGCTCGAGCATGTTGGTAAACAGAATGCAGATGCATTTTTGGAGAACTTTAAGGCTTGTGGCAATAATAACGCTACTTATTACCTTTCAACTCCGAACTATGACCCATCTGTAGGAGCAGCTGGTAATCATACTTATGACTCAGGTGATGGCCGTGGAGTTGATGTGCAAGAGTTTGACCATTGGGAGCTTGAAGGCATATTGCTGAAACATTTCAACATAGTAAAGAAGTTCGGTACATTTGCTTCGGCTAAAGACTATAAGCCACTGATGAATGATTGGCAGCAGAAAATGTTTGATGCTCTTAAAGAGTATTATGACTCAAACCTCATTGCTAATATCATGGCTCCTATGTTCCCGGATGCTTCACGCAATACTCTTTGGGTATTAAAGCGTAAACCAGGAGACGTAAAGACTGTAAAACCAATTGAAAGTGACAACGATTTATTTTAACCAGATATGAAAAAGTTATATCATTATGCCTTTTCAACAAACAAATATTTTCTTACAACAAAAAATTATAAAAGTTATCAACATGAAAGAAATACTCTTTAAACTCAATGACTTTTGCAATGCAAATAGAATTGAATATATGGTAACAGGTACAACTGCTCTGGCTATGCTCGGAGTTCCATCTAATCCACAGGATATAGATATAAAGGTGTTTCATTTGAAAGAAGAGCAGGAAGCAAAGTTAAAAGAACTTCAATTCCTGTCTGGCCTTGAGAATGAAAACTATGAAGAAAGCAAGTGTTACTCATTTGTAATTGGTGGAATCAAGATAAATGCTATCATTGACAAGACCGAAAGTTATGATGAGATTATATCCAAAGAGGTAGTATTGGATATAATTGACGAGTCTCATGCAAAACATCATTTTATAGGTGTTCAGCTAGTAGCTCTCGCCTTAAAAGATAAGATGAAGCTCAGAAGAGATAAAGACAAAACATATATGTTGAACTTAATTGCTAATTTGGCATCATTATGAAAAGTTTAATTTCAGTAACTCCAAGAGAGTTTAAACGCAACTTCAATGAAGTAATGGAAATGTGCACAGATATGTGCATGACAACCAATCAGGAGATTGTTATCACTGTTCCTACGAGCAGAAAGTCAAATACTCATGCAGAAATAGCTAAGCTCATTCCTGTAGAAAATGGCAGAGGTATTAAGTATGAGTACGACAAAGAACTTATGGATAAGCATGGCATTAACACTTCTAATCCTAAGCTTTCAAAAATTGGAGCTATCATGGCTGACGCTTTTGAAAAAGAAGGAGTTTACAGCCTTATAAGTCCAGAAGTTGAACATAGACTTGCTAGAGCCGTAGAAACAGCAGCTAAGGAACTTGTTAAAATAGTGTAGTTATGAAGTTTGCAAAAATAAGAAATGTAAAGTCTCCTGTTCGTGGGACTGGTAAAGCAGCAGGAATTGATTTTTTCGTTCCTAACTTTGGCAGTAATAAAGGCTTTATCGTAAATCCAGGAACTGATGTTTTGATACCATCAGGTATTAAGATGGAAATTCCAGAAGGATATATGCTTATGGCAGCCGATAAATCAGGAGTTGTAACTTCTAAATGGGCTTGCCTTGGAGCCGGTAGAACACCGAAAGCAGAAGCATTTGAAAGCATCGTTATCCTCGGAGCCAAGATTGTAGATGAAGATTACCAAGGCGAAATTCATATACATGTTGTTAATGTCGGCAAAGCTAAGGTTCACATTAAGCCAGGTATGAAAATAGCACAATTTATTCTTGTGCCTGTATCGTATGAAGGCCTTGAAGAAGTTTCTGAGTCAGAGCTTTTCAGCCGTTCATCTGAGCGTGGCGATGGAGCACTCGGGTCTACTGGGTCATACTAAGGATTGATTTTCACATTATTCTCGCGCGCAATATCGCGCTTTAAGTACATGAATGGTTGGAATATAATGGAATAATAGGTGCGCTCTAGAACGCGCGAGAATATATAAACTTTTTAATTATCATGACAGAAGAAAAATTGAATAAAGGTGGAGAGCTAATAAAGCGCATAAAACACCTTATAGAACAAAAAGAAAAATGGGAAGAAGCAAATGCTATTCACAAGATAGAACTTAGTACCACAATAGCATATTGTGGACAATCTAAGTATATGGATGTGTATTATAGCTTTGTAAACTTCGAAGATATGAAACTTTTAGCTTTGGCCAGAATACAAAAGCTCATTGATGAATTGCAAAAAGAGTTTGATGCTCTATGAAAAAGAAAACAGTTGAAATTCCACAAGTCATTTATACAGACCAATTTCTTAGATTTGTGGCTGTTTATGCCAACAGGTTTAAGGCCACAAATGGATATGGCAGATGGCTTGCTGAATATAGACGAATGGATGAGCATGGATGGTTTAAGCCAGAAAAGTTAAGAGAGCTTTATATAGATATATTAAAAGATACAAGCGCTTTATCTTATATATACTGGGATGCGGTACACTATATTTGTATACAAGCTCTTGATGCTGCTAAGGCTTTTGCTTCTGCAAACTCATTTGATGTTAGAGTTATAACTGGCGAAATTGCAGTGAATGATGATGACGAAGAGCTTACAGGCTTATCTATGGAAGAAGCAATAAGTATTTGCAATGCCATGAATGAGGAAGCTGAAGAGTTGTTGTTTAGAGTTTATAACAGTAATACTAATAAGTTGATAGCATGACAGACAAAGAAAAAGGCAGTTCTATGTGGGTAGAACTTATTGAATCAGTATTTGGAACGCCTGAAGATATTCTGAATAATTTCGACTTTACCATTGCTAAGTTTGCATATTACAAGGAGATAGTTCCTGATAATGTGATTAGTATGCCCGCTGATGAGAGTGAAGATTTTCCTTTTGATGACAGCGATGATAAATGGCATTGGGAATATATGCTACTATATCATAGAGATTTTTTTTGAGCACTTGCATCAAAAGTGCTTAGTACTAGACAACAAAATTCCTTTTCCAATATCTACTTGGGAGCGCTCATACCAGTATAAGGGTTATGGCTATAACCTCTGTAGAGAATCAAAGAAAAAGTTACTTGGCGCTATTAGAAATACAACACCTAAAGATGATGAGTTATCGATGTATAATATAGGAGGATGGGATTAGTATGGGAAAAATGCAATATGGAGTATTTGACTCAGTAGGTAAATTACTAAGATACTTTAATACCTACAAACAGGCTGAGACTTTTAAAATATCTCAGCAAAGATACGATTGGAGTGTTAAACAAATTTGGGTAAAATAGTTATGAACATAGCTTATAAAAATGCTACTGAGGCTTTTGAAGACCTATATGCTTTTATTATGGGCCAAGGAGTAAATACTAATGTTGGAACAAAAGCTGTTTACAATGTTGGTTTTTATTTACTTAATCCTCAGCAACGCGTCATAACAACAGAATGGCGTAAATTCAGCGAACGATATGCAGAGCGCGAATATGCCTGGTATATGTCTGGAGATAGGAGTGTAGCTGAAATTAAAAAGCATGCTCCTGTGTGGGATAAAATGCATGGTGGAGATAACATCGTCAATTCTAATTATGGATGGCAGTGGACTCGCAATCACCAATTGGCAAAGTGCATTAAACAGCTTAAAGAGAATAAAGATACTCGCCAAGCTTGGTTTACAATCTTTGATGGCAAAGAGAAGGATGACTATAAGTATGATACGCCTTGCACTTTGTCTGTAGGCTTTGATATTAAGCCTCAAATAGGAACTCTTGATATGTGTGTAACTATGCGAAGCAATGATTTGATTTATGGCTTTTGCAATGACCAATATTGCTGGACTAAGCTTCAACAATTAGTTGCGGATGAGCTCGGTGTGCCAATAGGCACTTATTACCATTTTGCTCATGATTTGCATATATATAAGAGACACTTTGATATGCAAGAAAAGTATTATAAACAACAACTTAAAAACTTATAAAAAAATGAAGCTGGAAGATTTGAAAGTTATTGATATTATTCAAATGCCTCAGTTTGAAAAGCATATTGAGGCTTTGATTAAGGATTTGTACTTAACTCGTACGAAGATTATGAATGAACATCCAGATGTTCAATTCAAAAGAGGGAGAAAAAGTAAAAACAATAATGGCTAAAAAGGAAGAAGATGAAAAAGGTGCTTAAATTTTTATGGAGATGTGTAGGTGTGCTTTATTTCCCTATATATCTATTGGCCTGGGTATTGCATAAAATAGCAAGACTCATGCTTGCAATTGCATATTTTGGATTGCTTAACAAGCAAGCTGGAAAAGATATAATCAAGTCATTATTTAAGTATCATGGAAGATATTAAGCAATATGGAGACTTAACCGAAAAGGAACTCTTTGAATTTCTCGATGAAATTAAAAGCGATGATGAGGATATTCAAGAGGCTCAATCTGAGGCAATTGAAAAAATTACCTTGGAAGAAGAGCATGTTGAATTATCTGAAGAAGAGCAGGAAAACAGAGAGATTGAGGCTAGATATGGAGATAAAATGCCATGGACAGGTTTAGGTCCAAACAATTGCCGAGGTGTAAAACTGTTTGGACCTGAGGGACAGCGCAGAGCTGCAATGGCTAGCATAGAAGCTAAAAGGAAAAAGTCTCAACGGCTTAAAGAAGATAGAATACGTATTCAGCGTGAAGCTTTCAGGCAAGAATATATACGCCTGAGTGACCCTATAGGAAATGAAAGGATTAAGCTGTTAGTTTCATCACTTGTTAAAGAACACACAAGAATGATTGATAAATACTCAGCTTATATAAACAAGCGATTAACTACTTTAATTAATCCTTTTATTCCACGTAGGTTAAGAATATGTAAAAGCTTATATCCTGACTCAATTCGCCCATGCCCTGGCTTTTTATATAAAGCAAGTGAGGAATATGGTGCTGGATTAACTTTTTGGGCGATGCCGAATATCCCATATTACTTTGCTCAAAATACAGAGCAAAAAGTTCTTATGGAGCATAAATCGCCATTCTTGGTAAATGTAGACCAGTCCATAAAGTTCTATCATGAGCATCTTAAAAAAAGAGCAGACAAAGAGCTTAAATATGCTTCTTTAATATATCAAAAAGGCGTATATTCATACTTTGACCTGTTAAGGCTTAATCCATTTTGGTATGAAGTTTTATATAATGATTTGCAAAACAAGATTAAAGAAATAGTATGAAAAGTGATAACACTAAATTAGCATTGCCAAGAATTTTAATCTATCAAGATGAAGACTGTAAAATCCTGGTAGATTATTTGGTGTATAACGGCTTTCAAGTAATAACCTCAACTGAATATGATATACTAATCAAAATCAGAGAAAAGAATTATGACTTATGCATATTAAGCCATTATAAAACAACAGATGCCTCTATGAGGCTAAAGCCATTAAAATTTTTGCGCAAATCAGATGATAAAACACCGGTAATAATGGTATCGGATAAGGCCCGATATGAGTATGTTATTGAAGCATTTGATGAAGGTGCAGATGATTACGTTATAAGACCATATAACATTGAGGAGCTTATAAGAAGAATAAAAGCCGTTCTAAAAAGATGTGGCGTGCGAGTAAGAAATATAGAGCCATCTTATGAGATAGGCGATTACCTGTTTAATACAGTAGATAAAATTCTTACTATAGGCAGTGTAAAAACACAGCTTAATAATAAACAAAGCAAAGTTCTTGCTTTACTATGTGCCTATAAAAACGAAACATTACCTAAGAAAATACTTATGCAACAAGTATGGACTGATGATAACTACTTTAATAAACGTAGCTTGGACGTCCATATATGTATGTTGCGAAATATGCTTAAAATGGATAACCGAGTAGCTATAGAAACCATACGAGGAGTCGGTTATTCTCTCATTATAGAAGAAGATGAAAGCTTAATGTAAAAAAGGCAGACTACTTTTCTGTAGTCTGCCTTATATTTCTCTCGTTCACTTGTTAAGCTACACGCTTTTTAAAATTCTTCAAAAAATACAAGCTCATTTTTCCTGTCGCAAAATCCTCATCTTGATTGCCTGTATGAAAACACTTAAGGCCATATTTATTGGTATAAACCTTAAAATCACCGCGTAATTCTCTCGTTCCAGTTTGGTTATTAAACCACCACACTCTAATATGATTTGCATCAAGCCATTTTATTTGCTGCTGAATATATTTGGTAAGGTCCTCATATTCATCATAATCGGCTTGGTCTTCAACATACGGAACAAAAGTACATTCTATAAGGTCTGAGTCATCAACTGCTTTCCAATCATCTTCTATATAAAAATTATTGGAAAACATTTCAGATACCTCATTGGCTTCTTCCAAATTGTCTTCGTCTAATGGCTCTTCGCCATAATACAAAAAGCAAAAAGCGTCATTTGATATTTGCAAAGTCTGCTTTTTGCTGTAATCTAAAACAAAATTGCTCATTTATTCTCCCGTTCTATAGTTTCACGATATTTCTTCTCAAGCTCTGCTATTTCATCTAAAGCAGCTTGAGGCTGAACTAATTGAACAGCGATTGGCAGTTCATTTTCTTCTTGCATTGCTTGAACTGACTGAGAGCCATCAAGCAAATTATCTTGCTGTACCTCTTGGATATTCTCTTGTTCATTTATTTCCATATTGCAATTATTTATTTTTGTTCAACATTTCTCTCGGCCATTTCCTCTGTTAACTTCTGTACCACACTCGGAGTCCAATGTGGACAATTGCTGCATAATCCACTGTGCACACGAGCTACACAGCTTGTACATTCAGGCATAAGCTGTCTAATAATAATGGCCATGCGGCTTTTATGTATTCTAGTGTGTAACATTTTTTAATAGTTTCACTTTTGTTCTTTTATAGGCTAAAGTACAAAATAATCTTGATATAAATTACTGTTTTACAGGCTTTAACATAAAAATTTTTCACTGGTTTATTGCGGCTTCAAAATAAAAATATAGAGCTCTAAATGCCTCGAAAATATATGAAATTTCATTATTCTCGTTCATTCTCTCCTCATTTTTTTTATAGATTTAGTTTACTATTATTCTCAAATAAAAGTGTCCTAGAAGCCAAGAAAATGAGTCAACTTTTTAGCCATAAATTTAACAGCTATTTATATAGCTGCTTGGTGGCTTAAAGCTCATGAAAGTCCATGCCTTAATTCATATTATAGACTTTATAAAAATACATTGATAGATACACTTCTTTTGACCTCTATCACATCAAATTGAGTTAACCCATATTATAGTACACCTAAAGCCTAAAAGTGTCCTAGAACGCGAAAGAAGCATGTTTCTATGAGTTTACATATTTTAACATAAATCGCAATAATACAAAAATAGCCGCATATTTAGATATGCAGCAAAAAAAAGAGCCGCCTCTTTCGAGACGGCTCCCCGGGAGGAACGGGGAAAATATGAATTA